GGTAAAGTTACCTGCACTTGATGAACTATCACCTCCGAAGTTAATAACGCAAACTGCTGGTTTAGCCGCGTGTGTCGTATCACCCGCAGTACCCGCGTTCGCCAAGGTGGAGTTATAAATCAGGGCACCCCTGGCATTCGTAATCGTCGCCGAAGAAAATGTCACATCCGCCATATCTATAAACGCTGTAGGAACGGAACTGCTATTGTCCCCAAGTCCAATTGTCGCGCTGGAAATCGCAGCGCCGCCCGCCGTATAGTTAGTACCACTGACTTCATTTCCAACAGTATAACCTGTTGTGTCCGCATCTATCGAGGCGCTACTCGTAAACATAGCCAGCTTAAACGTGTCCGCTGCGATGGAAGCCCCGTCACCACGAGAATGCGATGTCCAGAAATGGATGCCAGCATTTATTTCACGTTTATAAGTTCCACAAATTGCTGAAGTCCCAATAGCCATTACAATCTCCTTATAATCTCAGCCATATCACTGTGGCCTTGTTGATTTAGCAAGGCCAATATCGTGGTTCTCTCGTTCTCGGCCATCTTGTTCATGTAGAACACTAGCACTTCTTTTAGTTTTTCTCTATACTCAATAGCCTGATCGCGTATTAAGGGTGGGGCGCTGCTTGAAACAATCATTATCTTGTTCAAAGCCATCTCCGCCATCTGTTCTGGAGTATGACCCCCATTATCAGATGTAAACACTAGAGCGTTACCTATAGCCGCCGTCGAGAGTCCATCCATATCTAGGCCGTACCCCTCCGGACGCGGTCATACCTGTATTGATCTCTTGTTTGTAGACCTTCACCTAAGTTCTTCAACCACTGCAAGGACTCTTGGAATCTCTGATTATACAGTCCCAAGAGGTCTGGTTCGCCTTTTAAAAACGTATATGCCTCAACAAGGGCCCCATATAACAGCGCCAGTTCCGCGTTAGTCCCCAGCCAACTCGTGCCATCCGCCGTAGCGGTTATCGACTGAGGCCTATAGAAATAGTGAAGCTCCATTGTGAAAGCTGTGTCAGGGGTAGGTGCCAGTAAAAACGTGGCCTCATCCCAATCGGCATAATACAAAGGGGTTCCGGTTGTTGCAGGGTTGGGTGTGTAATCCTGCAAGGCCGTGGCCTGCTTGTACAATAGAAACTCCTTGGCGGAATCCTTTATTACACTAAGCGAATTCTGCGAAAGAAAGTCGCTAGGCTTGGAGAGATACTGGTTTCCAGAAGAAGCCGTGCCCTGTGAGGATTTCCTAAAAACGTCTAGCTGGCACTCCTTTAGGATGCGCTCTTCCGCATTCAGGATAAAACGAGGAAGTTGGCTGACAAAGGTTGTTTCCGTGCTTTGCACGTAATCCTGTATTGCAGTTTTAAGGGTTGTGTATGTATAAGCCATTGATCATCCCTATCACGTCACAAAACCATTACCTAAATCAACGACAGGTAATGCAGGTAAAGTTACAGGGCCAGCCGAGGCCGTTCCACCGCCACCTGATATATTGCCAACCGTTGCCGTCCCACTAGATGCCGAGAACGTATAAATATCTGTTTCGGGGTCACCGCTACTATCCGTAGGCACCGTTACGGAATAACCACTAGAGGACTCCAGTACGGCTTCGGTGAATCCATCAAAAGCCTCAACGGTCCTAAAACGAACAGTGTCCCCCGTCGAATAACCATGTCCAGGTTCCGTAACAGTTATAACCGCCGAGCCACTGGTTGATGATTGAAAAGGATTCAAGGTTAATAAAGCTGCAACCTCCGGTTCTGTTCTGTCTGGACGTGCGTTCCTCAAAGACTGCGGGTCCGCGATAACTCGTTTAGGTTCTATCTGCGGCTGCTTAGACTCATATTCATCCGGACCAACCAGACTTCCATTCCACTCTTTTAGCATTACACGTAGCGGATAAGCCCTGCCAGATCGGTCTGACAAACCTAATGAGTGTTTGCCCGAAGCATATCTAGGCATCAGGACAAACTTAAAGAGGAGAAACTGGGGACCAATCGGAGTGCCGTTCTTTCGGAATCCTCACTAGCGGCCCTTTGAAACTCTTCCTCATATATAGCTTTCAATGTCGGCACCAGTTGCGGAGCCTTTTTCATCGAAAGATAGTAGGACAACCCTGCCGTAAGGCACGGCAGAAACCTAAAAGGTATATCTGCGGTGTTTACGCCCGCATCAGCGTCTTCAATACGACGAACCCTGTAGTAGATAAGTTGGTCTGTAGAGTTCTCCGGAGAAGGCCATAGCGTTATTGTCGGGGTTACTAAACGGTCCACATAAAACTGTGATGGACGCCCCTGCGTTGTCTTGTCAGGCGTGTCCAGATAATCCCCACGACTAATTCTAGATATACCTATGTCGGAACCGCTTCTACGAACAACCGCTTCCAGAACGTCTACAGCCGCTTGGGCATCAGAAAGGCTGGGGTCTGTAGTGATCGTAGTCGAAACCCCTGACTCGTCGCTGGCATTGCTTGTTATAGCCTCTCCAGCGGTAAAAGGTCCGGAAGGAACGGTTATTGTTATAGTAGTTGAGGTGGGCTTGGATAAAACTTCAGCCGTGGTGCCGCTGGCTGATCCGGTTATAGTTCTACCCACCACAAGATCAGTTGAAGAGCCCACCGTAGCTGTTATCGTACCAATAGGATATGTAGCCACCGAAGACGATGTGGAATACTGTACAAGTGTTTGCGTAACTTGCTCAACCGTCCACAAATTAAGACCGCGATTAGCCCATTCCGCAAAAAGCAGATTCAAGGAGCGACGAGCCGTCCGGGCATCGTATCCCGTCCTGAACTCGCTACCGCACCTCTCAAAGGCCTCTTCCGTAATCTCAGCCATGTCGAGGTTAAAATCGACCGATCCAGAAGTGGTCATCGTCTAGTACTGCTTCAAACAGTGCAAAACCACTGAGTACGTGTCACCGCTACTATGACCAAGCGTCGTAAGCTGAATATCCCCAGTGTTGCCGCCGGAAGCCGCCACATTAGGGAGACCGCTTATGTCTGAATAATCCAAAGTGTCTGAATAGTCTGCCGGTAGCTCCACGGCTATAACATCCGTAGATGCATCCCAAAGAAGTTTGACACTCATGCCAACGTTGCTGAACGTAATTTTCTGGATACGGACACCCGTGCAAGCTGTTCCATCCTGTAAAGCGGAGAGGGCAGAAACATCCACCTTAACAACCGCAGCTTCACCCGATCCATCGCTTGTATTTGTACAGTATATAATAGCCTTCTTAGGCCCATCCTCTACCGTGGTGGCAGTTACAGCATCAGCCATTATAGTCTCCTTATAATAGGACGGGGGTGATTAAACCCCCGTCCTATAAATTAAGTTATTGTGGCAATAGGAGTGGATAGGGCTGTTGCCATCCAAGTGGAGTTGGTTCCGTCATCAACAACGCATGTCATCTCGATGCGTGCATTAGCTACTGTTGAGTTTGGCAAAGTCAATGTATCGCCCGCAACATCGCTAATAGCGTTAGCCGCAGTACCTGCCACAAGCGACATCATGCCTTGGAAATTAGACACTGCACTACCCGGCAGTACGAAGGTGGTTGTTACACTTCCACCAACAGCTACCGTAAGTTGGAACTCATACGTCACACCTACATTTCCTGTGGACAAAGCTGGAAGGTTAACAATATTTGCTGCCGCACCGTTAATCAAAAACAAAGTGCCTGATTGAGCCGCCGTCAAGGTCTCTGTTTTTGCCCCTGCCGCGTTGAAATCTGTGTTAACAGAGCGTCTGGCAGTAACATAACCACTAGTGGTTATGTTGCCGCTGGCGTCTATGTCAAGATTGGTAGTAACCGCGCCCGTTACCGCAGCAACAGAAATCTGCTCAAAGCCGTTTTCTGAACGGACGGGGCCGTTAAAAGTCGTGTTAGCCATCTGATTTCTCCTTACGAGAGATATGCCCTAGAGTCTTCGTAAGCGTCTGCTGGGACAGTCGCTAGGGTTATATAATTCCCAGAAAGTGGGGGAGAGTTTCCCCTCCCCCTTTTTCTTACGCGCCTTTAGATCCGTACACACAACGTGGATCAGAGTAACCGTAGCTGTAACGCTCACGGGCTTTGAACCGTACATTGCCTGTATCAAAGTCGCCTTCCATCTTCGTGGACATCGGCATACGTTCAAAGTGAACGAAACCGCGAGGTGCATCCGTCTTAATAAAGAATGCATCCGTGTCTGTCAGATAGTGGTTAACGGTATAACCCTGCGGGAGCATACCCATGTTCCGCATAGCGTTAATATCGTTGTCCGCCGTGCCTGGACGAAGTGTAGACTCAAGAAGACGATCCGCGACAAATTGAAGTGCCGGTGGGATAATCAACTTCTGCCCACGAACCGAAACTTTAAGTCCGCGCTCATCGACAAAAGCCGCAATGTCAATAAGAGCATTCTCAAGGCTGGTTTCGTTCAAGTCAGCATCAGTGCTGGGCTCATTACGAAGCGAACCGTTGTTCACCAAAGGGTGATCCGTCGCGCAAAGCTCTTTACCATCACCGCCAGTAAAAGTGCTGTCAAACGCATTGTTCAACGTAGCCGCACCCTTCACCTGTTTGGTGTTGGCCATACTCCGCGCCAAGGCTTTCGTATAGCGAGAAGCCAAGCGGTCATAGAGATTGTCCTCTATAGCCTCTTCCGTGATCGAGAAGGCCAAAGCGATGGTCTCGTGCGTGTACCGAGCGGTATACGCTTCTTGAGCATCGTCAAAGGTGATCGCGGAACCTTCCTGTTTAACGGGCGCAGACCCGAAACCGGAAAGCATAACTTCTTCTTCAAAAGCGCGTTCCGAAGATTCAGTATCATAAATCTCCGAAGATTCATCATCGTACCGAGCGTACTCAAGGCCGAAAAGGGCGTTAAGTCCGGGTTCCAGCTCTTTAGCTAGTTGGGCTCTACTAATAGCCATTTTTCAATCCTCCTACACGCCAGTGGTTGAAACGGTGCCAGCAGCAATGGAACCCGTAGGTGCATTAAAGCTGTTGTTCAACCGGACAATTGCGCCAATTCCAGCGGCTGCAAAATCCTGATTCTCAGGATCTTCAGTCCAACCCATAACTCGTAACGTCAAGCTATTGGTTGTTGCCAGAGTACTAATAGCCAAACGTCCCAGTGAAACACCTGTAGCATCGGTGCCCGTAATGCCCGTGGAAGTACTAGCATTCAAAAACACACTTGCGCGTGCCGTTGCTTTGCTTGTCCACGTCGCATCAGTCGCAACTACATACAACTGATTAGGATCGTCATTGATAAAGGCCTTAACGGGGTGATTTGTATCCGCCCCAGAACCAGGCCAGTAGTTGCTCCAGACCGTTTTCCCAGTGGTGCTAGAGACATACTCACATCCTTGAAATACGCCCAGAGCACTAACAGTCCCACCAGCGGCATTAGATGTATGGTCGATATACCCAGAAGCGAGGGGTACTACAATCTGTCCGTGGTAGAGTTTGCCAGCGTTATCTGAAGCGATTTCATACGGAGTATATCCGGTAAGACCAGTGGAATTTGAACCTCCGCCCAATTTACTAATCGGACGTAGGCCAAAGCTTCCATTACTGTTAGCCATTTCCTATCTCCTAGTCCTCATTTTGAGGACCTCCAAAAGTTACACGAGACTGCCTATCTGGTTTGTTAATAGGCATTGCTGGATGTTGTTCACGAGCTAGGTCGTTATCAACAGCCGCCATTTGGTTGAGTGTCATGTTGCGGAAGTACGCATCACGCTCCTCAACAATTTCAACCGGAACTCTTGCAAGCAGTAATCCACCTACACCTATGACACCAGCGTGCTTACCATCCTCAACAGTAGGAACCTCAAAATCAGGATATTCATCACCACGTACCAGTTCCCAACCTTCGCGGGAGCGTGCTGCTACGTTTTTACGGTCATCAAAACCCATTACTTCAGTTCTAATCCATCGATGCTTGTAACCCTCTGGAGGGGGTGGTGCGTCCAACATGGACGGTGGCTTCCAAGGTTCTCTGCGTGCTTGCCCTGCACGAGTTTGGTTGGCTCTAGGCGTTCTCGTAGACTTTTCGCGAGATGTGTTCTCAGTAGTCATGGCTAGTCCCTCACATATTTAGCATATTCTTCAAGCGGCACATTTAACTTCTTAGCAATGGCAACCTGAGACGGGGTTAGCCGCACAGTTTTCCGTCCACTCTTTTTGCGGGATGCGGAAGATTCAGCCGACGCAACTTTTCTTCCCCCGTTCGTTTTAGACTTGGATTCTAGTTTATGTGGAAACTCTGTCCGAAGTCTAGAATTTAATTCAGTGTAATACTCATCTGATGATGGGTCAAACCCCTCATCTTCGACTAAACGACGATGAATACCAAAAGCACCATACGTCATAACCTCATCAGTCCCAAACCATTTATTATCCGAAGCCCAGGATTCAGCCTTTGGGTCGGGAGTTGCTTGGGGTTGCTGTTGAGGTTGTTGCTGTTGAGGTTGAGGTTGTGGTGCTGGGGCAACAGCCGCACGAGCTTGCTTGCTACGAGCAACGTTTGCCGTTGACTTCTGTACTGTCAGATTTGCCAAGGCCTCTTGGGCTTCTACCAGTTTATCAACGTCACCTGTCTCGTGAGCATCACGAAGGACCCGTTTGGCCGTCTCTAGTTCACTTGAGATACGCCCGTCGAACTGATTCAGGTAACCCTCATCCAGGTCTACCATCCTTTTCTTTAAGGACTCGTTCTCCTTACGGACGTTTTCAGCAAACTCTAGGGCTGTCTGCTTTTGTCGCTCTTCTTCTCGAAATCGTTTGGTTAGCTGGCTAATCCTCCCTTGGACCCCAGAACTATATTCTTCAAGTTCCTCCGTAGAATCGTCAGACTCCACAACATCTGGCGCGGCAGCTAAACCCGCATCAGGTGGAGACTTATCTTCTTGAGGTGAAATATCTACCTCGGTGTGGTCTTCGTCGTTGTCACCAACGTCTATCTTAGATTCTTCAGGCATGGTCGTTCTCCATGGGTTCTTTCTAGATGTGTTTAATGTCGTCAGGCTCAAGGATCGTCGCTATGACCTCATCATCATTGATGATACGGACTTCGCCGCCCTCAATCTTAAATCGGGCACCGGCATAACGGCCAATACACACCCAATCACCTTCTTGACACCATTTGCGGTCTTTATCGTCACCGAACTTTGCAGGGTCCTGGTAGGCCAAAGGCCCAACCCTTAAAACATAAGCAACAACCGTCGCCAATGCTTCCCTGTCACGAACTGAGTCGGGAATATGAACACCCCCTTCAGTCGTAGCTTTACCCAAGTAAGGCATAACCAAAAGACGCCATCCTGTGGGCTGCGGTAGTCTCTCTTTTAAATTCTTGCCGACAAGAGACGGGTCGAGAACTTTCTCATCTTTAGTAACGTAGGCAGACGCAAGAACTTTCTTCTCAATATCTTTCTTGCCCGCTATTACGTGGTCTGGAACGTATAGGGTCTTACTCATTCTTCCTCCGTGGTTTGCAGGAGATCCTTTATCTCCCGTTGACTAAATTCTAAGCCCTGAAGCTCTCCAACAAGGTGCATGTATGATTCCATGTCTTTGGGGGAACCGTGCAGGATTGCGTCCTGGGTTAGCTCTATGCGACTTTCTATAGCTCGCAATAAATTGTAAGCAAAAGTCGTTGGGTCGGCCATACTCTAGAAAGACCCCTTAAAGTTTTTGCCACTAACGGCGCCGCCTTTGGAATACTTGATAGGGCCACGGTCACTGTAACTCATACCACCGCGCTCGTAGCCAAGCTCATCTTCAACCATGCCGCCCATATTCCTACTATTTTTACTTTCTTCTTCTTCCCACGCCTCTGTGGGTGTTCCCAACGCCTTCAAAAAATCTCTTATGGCTTTTTTATCATCGTCTGACCTTTGTGCGGGAGGTGTTTTTCTCGCGAAATTACCCTGCGCCGCAATATGGTCGAGTTTAGCTTGCCTTGTTTGTGTTCCGGTCATTTCGGGTTCTTGCGTTTCTTTCTTTTTCAGGGATCTTTCAGCCTCTTCCGCACTAGCCAGCTTCTTGTGTGCCCTGCTTAATTGTTCAGAGGAGGCCTTATTCAAGATGTCTTTGTAGAGAGGCCCAATTTCCTCTGGATTTTCATCTCTGACGAACACGGCCTCAACAACATCGGAATCGGGGGGTCCGTTGGCCATTAGAAAGTCCCCTTTCCGCCGTTGTTGTTGAAATGACGGGCGCGGACCTGGTTCTCCGTACTCTGGATCAAAGAACTGTCCTCTTCCCGCTCCTCACGGTGATGACGCATCGAAGGCATCTTACCAAGGCTCAAAATCATTACAGAGCCGCCCATGTCGCGGTTCATCTCAAAACCACCCATACCTGGGCGACGAGCGGTTTCCATGGGGGGAGCCATCATGCCGCCCATGTTCATGCTGTAAGAATCGTTCATCTTCTTAGCTTTCTTCATAAGACCACCTGCTTCCTTGTTAGAGACGCCCATCTGCTCGGACATCTGGTCAACCATGCCACCATCGCGGTATCCAGCCTGCATTTCTGCATAAGCCTTGTCACTGATGGTGCTTTTCTTTGCGGAACGCGACGTTCCGGCCTTCTTACGCTTGTTAATGTTTTCAACCAAGGACATTCAACATCTCCATCTTTTACGGGCTTGTCTCAAACGGCTGTTAGGGTCTTTAGCCGCCTTCGGGAACTTCTTCATCTGGCCGGCAGACCTAGCGCAATAAGACTTACGTCTCTTCGCCGCCGTGCTGCCCTTCTTCACCTTGCCCGTAACAGCCGTCTTCAGCTTCGAGCCAGGATTCTTCTCACGGTAGGCCTTAACACCCTTCTTCGTCATTCCAGCGCCTTTGCTGGTTTTACGATAGTTTGCACCTTTACCCTTGGTGGTGCGGCGGATGGGCTTTTCTTTTTTAGCCATTTTGTTTCACGTGAAACATTACGCCCTCTTCCTAGCTTTCTTTTTAGCAGAGGCGGAAGGTAGTCCCGCATAATGATACAGTCGCTTACTCTTAGCTGTGTGCTTTGTACCAGAATGCAAGTCGCCATTGGCCATCTTGTGCGTGCCGCCGGAATGCTTTGTTCCGTCCTTGTAGTAATGCGCCATACCTTTTGCCATGATTAGAACACCCTTATCTTACGGGCCACACCACCATCACTTCTCTTCAAATCTTTTTGATCTCTACGTTCTGTTTCCTTTGCAAATTTTTCGGCATACCGGGCTCCTCGTTGGCCTTCCGGATTACGAAAAAGGTTCTGAGCCCCCGCAAGGGCTTTATAAGCCATTGCTCCAACACCGCTTTTTCCAATTCCACTTCCACTAAGCTGGGCCGCCATAGTCTCAACAGGCAGACTTTGATCGAGCCCATCACGCAAAGATGAGCTAGAGTGATAAGGCTTACCGGGAGAAACTGTTATCTTCTGCTTCTTGGGCGTAGGTGCCTTTTTCTTCTGTGCTTCTAGAGTACTTCCCATAACTAATTTCCTCTTCCTGGCGTATTATTGTTGATGCGCTCACGGTTAACCTCCGCCCGTAACAAGGCGATATCCTCTTGTGAGTCGATCTTCTCAGCCGCCATCTCTTCCTTGGCCTGTTCCTTTGAAACATC